CTTTTTGCTTTTATAAATAATCTTTCTTGTTTTTGGTTGTATAAAGTACTAAAAATTGTATCTGCGAAATCTGTTGTATTATCTACAATTAATGCATGTTCTGTTTGCTTTGTATATAAAACAGCAGAATAAATTTGTATTCCGGTGGGAGGCGTAATATCTATTTTATTTCCTTCCCTTACAATAGAACAATTTTGTGGTGATATGGAAACACCATTTTGATCTAGTAATGAGAATTGGTTGTTATCTATAATTTTAACTTCTGAAACAAATTGTTCTCCTCCGTCAAATGATACTTTGGATGCTAATGGTGATAATTCTAATGTGTTTCCTATTTCCCATCCGCCTGTTTCCCAGAATAAGAATTGCTCTGCTGAATAATTCCAATCTCTTACTGCATTAATAGAAGTGTCATAAAGTCCAAAATTATATCCTAAGGAAGCATGATATCTTCCTAAACTTATTAGGAAATCAAATACTTGCTGTACTGTTGTATATTCAGTATCGTAATCTACACGTTTTGTTAATCCTGTAGACGTTTGGTATATTACTCCTGTTGCACCACCTGTTGTAGGTAATGCCGCTAATTGTGTCCAATCACTAGCATTAAAGCCTACATCTGCGGCTACATTTGTGTTTGCTTGGTAATATAAATCTAAATATTTTACTATAGAATTTTGAGGGTAAGCAACTGTTGATGTCCAATTAGCAAAACTTACAGGGTCTCCTCCTCTCGTTATACTTTGACTAGCACCAGTTGTATCTGACTCTAAAATATTAAAGTATGCTACATTTTTATCGAATCCTCTTATTTTATATCCGTTTGTAGATTTTTCGATTATAACACCACTATAAGCATTTCTTGTTTTATAGGGAGACTCGTGTATTTCTAATTGAATATTTTCATTAGGTATAATTAAACTCGTTGATGTACCTGTTGTGCTATACTGGTCTGTTCTTATTGTTGCTGAATCTTTATCTATAAACCCTGCCATTCTATGCCCAAGTTTAACATTTAAAGATTTCATTTTATCATAAAAATCTGTTGTTATATCTAATCCTTGGAAATTTAGATAACTTTTAATAAACTGTGTGTAACCAATATTTGTTTGGAAGTTACCGTCCTGGTCTTTTGTACCATGAATAATAAAGTTATCTGTTGACTTGTAGTTCCAAGGTTTTCTTGTAATCTTATCTACTAATACTTTCTTGTTCATTGCAGGTGCAATTAATCTTGTAGGGTCACCAAATACTGTTGCAAAAACTCCAGGTTTAGAAAGTAATAATGCCTGTGCAATAGCAAAAGGATATGCTTCTGAATATTTCCAAGCATTCTCTACTGGAGCACCATCACCGAATCTCCAGTTATCACTAATTGCTGTTGTATTATTTTGAGTTTCTGAGTAAGTACTTGTTATAGCAGATGTTCCTGTAGCACTAGTATAACCTTCACCTACAGTATTTAAAGTTAAATTTTGTCCTGTTGCGTAATACTTACTACCATATGTTAATGCAGTTTGGTTAGTTGTGTCATCGTTGGCACCACCACCTACTGCGTAAGGGAACATTGGGTTACCACTATCGTCTATAGTGCAAACATAATATTTAATTTGTGCTCCACTTGAATCAGGTGTAACACCTACTCTCTGATTCCATCTTCCTGCATAACCATTTGTACTTGCTAAGGAAGAATTCCAAGTATAATCTTCTACAAATGCACCCGTGTGGTCTCCACCTGGTCCACTTGCTCTTGCACCTGTTTTTAGTTCAAAAGAACTTTTTATATTTGTTATAGGACTAGTATTATCTAAAGGATCAGTGTATCCATATGGCCCGTAAATTGGTAAGCCGTCAAATGCCCAACCTACTATTCCTGAATGTGTTGTTGCATTTCCCCATGCAGTTGTGCTTGACATATCAACAGTTGGAACGTATGTTTTAGTTAGTCCGTTTTCATCTGTTTCTGCTATTAAATCTGTTGATCTATTTCTGTTACTAAATTCTTTATTATAGTGCCAAGCAGTACCACTGTTCCATCCTGTAGAATCTTTAGGATTATAAAGTGGTAAGCCATTTACTAGTACACCTATAGCACTAGTACCAAAATTTCCGTTAGAGTTTGCAATAGAAACTAAGTTTACTCTCGGTATGTTATAGTTTCCGTTTGTATTTTTGACATCACTTAATGTTGTATCTATCTTACTTGTAACATAGTTTGGTATAGATTTTCCTGTAACGTAAACGTTACTTGTATCAAACCCAATTGATAAGCCGTCTGTTAGTAAGAAACTTGTTGTTAAGTATCCTATACTATTATTAGATGTTGCATTTGTGTATGCTTTTGTAAGAACTGTTGTGCCTGTTGTTAATATATCATATGGCGACTTTAATGTTGCCGTAGATGTAACTGGTAATATATCTAATAACCCTATTCTTCTAAATGGATTAGTTGTTAAAGAATTATATAAAAGTGATGTATAATTTTCTCTATCACCGTCTCTAATTATACCTTCCTCTATATCGCTCCACATAGGTGTATTATTACTTCCATAATCAGTATATGTGGTAGTAATATATTTTGTATCCCACCAAGTTGGCTTCTCTGTGAATCCTAACATTTCCCATGGTGTTGTATGTGGTGTTACAGTATCATAGTGATAATCGTACCAGCCTCTCCAATGTGCAGGAATATTTGTGTTTCCTCTATAGTTCCAGGTAAATTCATCACTTGCATCATAGATATCATTTGTAATATAATCTACATTATTAGATTGCACCCAAGTTGCAAAACTTGATCTTAATAGATCGTGCCATTCATTTTGTGAAAAGTTTGCAGTTCTAAAGTATCCTGATTTTACGTCTGCATAATTATATGATGGCAAACTGTTTGCAATTCTAAATTCTTTTTTAGCAGAATTGTAAATCCTTTTTTCAAATTCTAATAAAACATCGTCCCTAGAGTCACCAAATAATGTAACTTTACTGCCATCGTGTCCTCTTAATAACTGTATGGGAGTAGTAAATGTATTATCTGTTATGATCTTAGGTTCATATAAAGGATAAAGTCCCATTGAACTAGGTGTAGGAGGACACTCCGCACTATCTCTTTCTTTATCGTAAATTCTAAATGTTAAAGTATCACCTAATTGATTATCATATGTGTCAGATAATGTTACTGTGATCACTGAAGAAGTACTAGATATTGTGTAGTCTTGTTCAACGTCTAGTAAGACATGTGATGTACCTCTAGTTTTGTAAACAAGTAAAGAGTTTTCTATTTTAGTTAGATCACAATACTTAGTTAAATCATAAGATTTAGTTGATGTAGAATTTATTGTTAATATTTCTTCTGTAAAATTGTCTCCAAAAGGAAAAACGTATGATTGTTGGAATACATTATTACCAACACTAAATGTTATAACATTTCTTAAAACGTTTTCTAATATAACATCTGTTTTTAAACCAGATGTATTCAAGACATTGTAATATTTTGTTAATTCAGATCTTAACCTTCCTTTATATCTAACATATTCTTCTTCACAGAATCTTAATGCATCTAATAGGTTATGAGGTTGGTCGTCTAATAAGAAAGAACTTAATCTTAAATCTTCTTCAACTTTTACTATTTCTTTAGCATGTTTACTGTCTTTAGAAGTATCTTTAAATGTGTTATTTCCTAATACGTCACCTGTAAACCCGTCTTGGTTTTTCATAAACTTTTCGAAGTGTGCCAAGTATTGAGGCTCTGATATAACTGTGATGTCTTCGTTATCTGCATTATGAGACCAACTTAATGGTGATTCATATTTACTTATGGATCTTTCGTTTATTAATCCATAATCATCACTTATTGCTTTTATTTCTATAATGTCATCTTTAAGAAAATTGTATATTGTAAATTCAATAAACCCACTTCCAGTATAAGTAAAGTCTGTGCTAACAACACCATTAACCAAAACATTTATATCATACCCTGAACTATTATTAGCATTTACTTTTGGATTACATCCTATAAAGAATTTATTAAAAGCATTACTTACATCAAATGAATTTACATAGTAGAATGTTTTAATTGCTTGTTCAAATTTATTTGCAGAGTTTTTCCAATAAGAATGATATTCTGGAGTTGCTTTTAATAGTTTGTAATAATAGTATCCCGGAATTTCTGTTAATGAAGTATTACCTGCCTTAACTATTTCTGTTCCAAGAAAGTTTTCAAAGTTGATTTCACTAGTACTTTTAAAAGGTGTATATGTTAATGGGAAGTTTAAAACAGTATCGTTTACACCAGTACCAACTTTATAATTAAAAATTTTATTTCCTTTAAATGATGTGTTAGGGAATATACTTTCATCACTTAAATCTTGTCCATTGTCATCATATATTTTCATTAAAGGTTCTTGATGTAACTTTTCTTTTACTTGACACAATACCAGTTTATTGTTATTCCACCAGTATTCTTTACCGTATCCAAATAAACCTGCTTTAATATTAACCTGATCACCTTGACTAAAAGTAATAGGAACAAATCCTGTCTCTCCGTCTTCAACACCTGCAGGATTAAGGTTCGCGTCGCCAACCTTTTTAAGTACTACTACACCGCTATTATGCGAAACTTTATATACATGTTGCGATATTTCTTTTTCATCTGTAGGGAATATAATTGTTGTACCAACACTTAAAGGTGCATCGTCTACTAAGGAACTAGTGACTAAACCTTCTACTTCGGATTTTTTAAGTATGTTACTAACTATTGATATCTCTCCAACAAAGTTGTCACCGAAGTTATATAATTCTATGTCCTTATTAAATTCTAAAATAGGTCTTGTTGCTTGATATTTTTTCTCTGGTACTGTTGCTCCAGCATCTAAAAAGTTTTGTCTGTGATGCCAAAAGTTAATCCTACTCCAAATATTTCTATTAGAAGAACCTCTTTGTAATACGTTATAGTCTGGATTTTCTTGTGCTGTTCTTCCGCCCCAAATAGCATCTCCATCTCCGTCACCGTCAGAATCTAAATCCCAGCCGTAATCTATATTTGTATCTGGTGCACCACCTAAGTAGTACTCTCCTGTTGCAGGGTCTACACCAGAAAGTGCCATAGAGGATAAACCAGTTATAAATGTTCCACTAACATTTGAAGTAAGTTCAAACATGCTAGTTCTTATTTCGAACTCTGCTCCTTGTCCTTCAAATCGTATTACACCGTCTGAATTACTATCTAGTATTACTTCTTTAGATAGTTGAACTGTACTACCTACTTTTGCAATATCAAATTTTAAATCACTTGCTCCGCCATTACCTAGTGAAGAGTCTACTATTGTAATTAAATCATTTACTGCATGACCAGTACCACCGTCTAATAATTCTATAGTTGTATCACCAAATGTTACTACTTCAGAAACATTAAATGTTAGTGTGCCAGAATTATTACTTCCAAGTAAGCCGTCATTTATAGTAACTGTTTCGCTATCAATAAAATCTATACCGCCGTCTATAATACTTATACTTGCATTTCCTGTACCGTCTGCAACAATTTTAAAAACTGCATCGTCACCGTTTGCACTTGTTGAAATATTACCTGCATGTGCTGTATTGGTCATATCAACAATGTGTGTGCCTGTTACACTATTGTTGCTTAAAGCAATACCTGTTACTGCTGTGATTCCTTGCGGTTTTTGTATTTCGTATGCTTTAAATGTAATGTTTGGTCCGCCTACAGAGTCTATGCTACTACCTGCAATAGTTATAGTGTCATGCCTTCTATATCCTGAACCAGAATTTGTAACACTAACAGTTACATGTGGTTCACTTCCGGAAAAATCACTATAGTCAACTCTAAACGTTGCACCAGTTCCATTACCAGACGTTGTTGATGCAAGATTTTGTTTTACTATAGATGTTCTTGCATTTTTTATTGTTGAATTACTTGACCAGGAAGAAAAACTATCATCTACTGAATGTATGCTTAGTAGTTTTGTTTCTCCTATTACATTAATCTTAAAGGATTGTCCTGTACCACTGCCACTAGATATTCCTGATACAGTATATACTCCTTCTTTTCTATTTGTTTGATAGTCATTTACAATCGTGTCTATAGATCTTATAGTATTAACTTTTGTGCCTGTAACAATACTGCTTTGGCCGTCAACTGTTGCACGTTGTCCTTGTTTAATATTTGTTATGCTGTTTAAGGCAAGTTCTTTATATGGTGTAGATATTCCGCTAAGATTGTTGTCATAGAAATCAACATAGGTATTTGTTGTATTAATATTTGTACCTATAGAATCACTTTCTAAAACTAAATTAATCTGCCCACTATAATTTGCACCAGCATTTACCATAGTTACATCTGCTATAGAACCGTTGCTACTTGCATTTGCTGTTGCTGTTGCTAGAGTAGTATTAGAACCTGTAAAACTAATTGTAGGATTTATATATCCTATACCTGCATTTGTAATTACTACTGATGATATATTTCCTGCTGTATATTTTACGTTAGCATCTGATTCAGTAAAATTTGTATTGTCCCAACTATTTAATATTGCAACTGCATATGGAGAACCGATATTTTGCCTTTTAACTACTAGGGTAATACTTTCTCCAACACCCTCAATATAATAGTCTAAATTTGTTTTGCTTCCTGGTATTACATATTGTCCACCAAAGTTAATAACCATACCATTTTTAAATACGACTCCATTAGGTGATGTATAAGTTTTTTTGCCTAATATTTCTTTGTCTATATCTATAGGATTACTTGCTGTTCCAGAAACTGTAATAGCAGGTAAGTCATTATTACTCCAATAGTATTCTTGATAGTTAATAAATTTATCAACATCAATTGGTGGTAAGAAACTTTGATATTCAGTAGCAAATAATCTATTATGATTTCGTGTATTTACACCTGCTATTTGCAAAGTATCTACAAGTTCATCATAAAATATAAAGTTTTCACTTTCACCAGTTGTGGTGTTAAGGGTATTTACTGCTGGAGTTAATCCATAGTGATGTCTTGTTGCAGTTGACTCTCTTATATACGAACCTTGTGTGTTATAGTCTGACGATGCCTGTTTTCCTATGAATCCAGATATAACTTCAACATTAGAGGGACTAAATAACTGCTCTACTGTTGTCAAAAAAGTTTTTATTGGCCTCAGTTTGTAAAACTGTAGGCAACTGCTCATAAATTTTTGCCATTAATAACTACTTCCACTTGAACCGGAGCCACTGCTACTGCTACTGCTACTGCTACTGCTACCAGTTGTATTACTTGTTGTGCTGTCACCACCTGTATAAGTTCCATGGAACATTGTTGACCCCATTACCAATCCATTTGGCATGTAGAATGTTGTACCATAGAATGTATGAGTGTGACTTGTTCCGTTACCAGCATTATTAGAATTAGTCTCATTAGAATAAAGCGGATAATATCCGTTAATTGCATATGGACCGGTTCCTGCTGTTGCATTATTTGTTGTATAAACACTTGATGCTGTTGCACCAGATAATGTTGTTCTAGTAATTTTATCTATTACTTCTATATCACTGACTGTTGCTGTACTCAAAAACAATTCATCTGCACCTGATTGTACTGAGAATAAATCTCCAAACTGCCCTGAAGAATTTTTAGGTAATATCACTAAACTTCCTAATAGTCCAGATAGTTTAGAATGTACATAACTTGATAATTCTGTAAAATAGAATGTTTCGCCGAAATCCCAATTACTTGCATTAAAGTATTCATTAAATGCTGTAATAACTCTGGACTTTAATTCGTTATCACTTATCCCATCACTTAATTTTACAATTCTAAATTTAGCCTGTACTTCTGTGTCTGCATCATTGCCGAATAATCTTTTAAATTTAGCACTTCTAAAAATTAAAGTATCACTTGCACTCTTAAACTCTTCTAATTCTCTAAATTCTGTCTTTAAATCTGCACTAGTTGGTGGTAATGGAAATGCAGTACCAGGAACATTTATAAATTTTTGTACATCTTGATAATATGTTTTTGTTAATACTAACATTTCAACTACATTACTAATACTAGGATCAATTCTAACATCTTTGTTAGCAACATGTTCCCATTTAAATATCATTGGTGTTATAGCAGGAAGTAATGTATTTTGCGTCATACCTCTACCATTATATACTGCACATTCAGTAGTTTCTACAGCATTCACATGTAATGAATTAGTACTACTTGGCGTCATAATATATGTTTTTTCTGTATCTGCTACATAGACCTTAATACCTGATGCTCTTCCATTTAAATTGTTTAAATGTGTTGTAACTAAATTATAAGTATCAACAACTATCCAACTTAAAGTATTAAATGCCACATCATTAGTATAAGTTCCTGGACTTATTGTAGCATTTGCACCAGAACCTTGTACACTAAACGTAACTTCTTCTCTTAAATCTAATATTCCGCCGGAAGAAGCCTTTTGGTATGTGTACCCGTCGTAGTCTGTGTAATTTTCTAAAAATACTAAGTCATCTACACCAACAAAGTCTTTAAATTGAAGTGGCTTGTCCGGAACTAAATCATTGTCGGTATCGTAAGGAGCAACTACCACTTTACACGGGTCTGTATATCCATCGCTTTCTTTAAAAATGTCTACGATGTGCCAATCTATATTTTCTGTAAGTCTCTCTTTATAGTTTTCATATCTTATTTTAATTTTATCTGTACTTGTTACAGCAGTGATATCTGTTGCATAAAGATAATTGTTATCTTCTAGGTTGCCGTAGTTTAATGTTCCTGTTTTTGCTGATAAATTTGCGGCTAATAATTGTACATTACCATCGTAATTAGTTCCTGTCCCGCCATGTGCTAAAGGTACTGTATTTCCAGACACACCGTAAGATAAAACTCTACTATTTGCATTACCAGGAATAAGCATAGTGTTTCCATGATAAATTTCTACTTGTGATGTTGTAGGATTGTATTGTTTGTAGGTAATATTACCAGTGCTATCAAATATATTGTATCCAAACGTTGCATTTGTAAATTCTACATTTAAACTTCCTGGAATTCTACTTACTCTTCCCATATTGTTTGCTACAGTCATATTTGCACTCAATTCTGGGGAAACACCATCATCAAAGTATGTATTTAAAGTAACAGTTGCATCATTTACAAAAATATTGTTGGAAATTACGTTTGCTTTTGCTAATCCGTCCGCTCTTAATATACCAAAGTTGCTTACCCAATCAATTTCTATATCAAACCAGTTTGTATCCCTTGATCTTAGTGGTAATTCCAATTCATATGAATTAGGATCTGTAACTGTGCCAGTTTCTTCACTAAACCAACGGTTTCCAGTATTTCCAGCACCAGATAAGTACCATCTAAATGTTTCTGAACTACCTGGCTTATTATTAAATGTAGTTATGGAAATTTTATCTGTATTTGATTTGTTATTACTATCAAGTACTTTAATATTTTTAACATTATAAAATTTTATGTCTTCTTTACTATTTAAAACATATTGTTCGCCACGTATTGTAACATTATATCTATAAGAGTTTAAATCAATTGGTTCATATTCAAATAACAGTAACCAACTTGCATCTTCTGAACTTCCGTTTGTCGAACCTGCATTAGTGACATTAAATCCACTTGTTTTATCTAAATTAGCATTTTCTATTATGTACCAACCATCTGCAAGAAGACTGTTACTAATATTTGTTGGTGCAAACCCTATTCCAAATGTTTTCTTATTCTCTATTTGAGATTGCACGTCTGTTAGTTCTGAACCTTGTAATTTTTTCCTTAGTGTAACTATAACTTCTGTAACTTTCCAGCCTGTAGGTACTGTTGTACTTAATGTCCATGGTCCTGTAGATGTACTTAGACCAGATGATAAAAGTCCTGCGTTGGATTCACTAGTAATCCTGGCCCATTTGTAATCTGTTAAGTCATTTGGATTAACAAATTTTAAGAAATTGTTTTCTTGGAACTGTTTAAATGATACAAATGTATTAGTGAGTATTTTTTCTGTACCAGCCGCTCCTGCACTTGATGTTTCTGTAAAGTAACCGGTCGTTCCTGTAAGTTTTACAGGCAAAGGATTCCATTTAACACCTAAACTTTCTATGTCAAAACTATTTGACTTATATTCTTTCCATTTATCTCTAGCAGAATCGTACATAAAATTGTTTAAATTTTGATTCCTAAAATAAGTTGGCAATATATTTTCTACAACATTATTAGCAGTATTATTACCACTTATAACTGTAGATTCAGATGTTGTTTTATTTTGCTTATATAAAAATCCATCATCTGCGTATAAATCTATATTTTGTAATGTACCTGTTGGGTCGTTAATATCAATATATCTACTATGTCCAGCATGTGTTCTATTTACTGCTGATAGTTTTTGTATATTACTGCTTTTTGCAAAAGGAAATATATTATAATCCTGAGAACTTATCATTCTGTTTTGTGTATAATAAGTTTGAGGTGCCCTTTGTTTAATACTTGTAATTGTTTCTGTAGGTAAACTATTATTTACAGGTGTTTTCAGGGATAATGTGACTGTTAATGTGTATGCTCCTCCTGTTCTATTTTCATAAGGTATTGTTATAGTAACAGTTCTTGCATCGTCTGGTTGCATAGAGTATGAAACTCCATCACTTGATCTATACCATGCTCTGTAAATTCCATTTGGCATGGCTCCAAAGTTACCATCAGGAAATTTAATCCTTACTGCATCATTATCTAAGTTTTCTGTTGAATATAAATTTCTTGTACCATATGCTTGACTGTTATAATTTAATGTTTGGCCTACTGTATTAGGAATTTTTACCCATTTACTTCTAACTGCACCTGATGTATTAATTTCCTGCAACCATACATCTGTTTCATTTATATTTTGTGTTGTAATATCTGCAACCCTATTAGGGATAGGGGAATCAAAGTTAAAATCTGTAAATTGTAATTGACCTTGTTTGAATAGCATGAAAAATCCACTATTAATACTACTTAAACCTTTACTGTCATTTCTATAGAACATTCCAACGTTGTTTAAAGGATCAGGATGTCTTTCGTAAAAATATTTTCCATTTATAAAATCACCGTCTGTTATTTCAAATGTTCTACTTACACCGTTTACATTAAGAGTAAAAGGGAATGTTTGTGAACCGCTAATTTGTTTTGTAATTCTATAAAGTTCTGTAGGTATGCCACCTATTGTGCCTGTTTTTATAGGTGATGTGAATCTATTTGTATTACTAAATGTACTATTAAGTATGGTTATAAATTGTTCGTATGATTCTGGATTATTCACATCGTTCCAGAAAACTTGTCTGTTAGCAAGGTTATTGCCTAAACTGTCTATTAAAGGTTCATTAGTTTTTACAGAACTTATTTTCATTAACCCACTTGCTGTAATATTTCTACGTGGATTATATCCAAGCATTCTTGCAAGTTTAAATACTGAGTCTCTTCTTTCCGCAGTTTCTAAAAAGTTTTCCCTGCTGTTTAGGTCCATTCTAAATGCTAATGCCTGTGAAAGGAATGCAAGTAATTCTATAATTGCTATAAATTCAGAACTTTCTATGTAGTCATTAAAGTTTTCTGGGAAATTTGTTCTTATGTAATTTACCATTGCTAGTCGCAACGTATCAAAATCGTATGATGTGAAATCTATATTATTGAATGCCTTATAGGCAATCTTCCAATCTTCTGCGGCAAATAAATTAGTTTGTCTTTGTGATAATGCCATTATTCAAAACCCTCATTCTCATTTATAAATTCCAAGTAAAGTACATCCTCTTCGTTACCTGGATTAAATTTCAAGGAAACGTCTGCTCTAATTGTGTGATCCATTAAATATAATGTAATATCGTTCAATTCAACTCTCGGATCAGTATCTATAATTCTTTGTATATCTTCTTTTATTTCTTCTTCTGTTACAGTATCCTCTGGTTCCATTAGTAAGTCCCAAATAATGGAACCAAAATTAGGCTTCATTAGTCTTTCACCTTTTTTAGTATAAAAGTGATTGAGCAAGTCCCTCTTTACAAGTTCAACGTCCACTAGAGTATATGGTGCTCTAACTTTATCTATTGTACTAAATCCTTTGAATATTGCCATATATGTATTTATCAAAAACATTATAACTAGTTTTAATTAACTGTTGACAATGATCATTTTAGAATGTATAATAGTATGATGAAAAATGTAATATACATGCATGGTGCAAATGCAGACCCAGATAACTTTAATTATTACACATTAAAGTTGCCAGAGCACAATTTTATAAGTCCTGCTTATAATATGGAAGATGATCCCTATGATTTAGTAGAATTAGTTAGATTGCGTAAGCAAAGGGAGTTTGGTAAGGGTAAAGTTATCCTTGTAGGGCATAGTTTTGGTGGATTATTAGCAAGTTGGTATGCTAGTGTATATCCAAAAAATATAGAACATTTAGTTACTATTGCTACTCCTTGGGAAGGCACACCAGTAGCAAGAATTTTATCTATGATATTTAGACATAAGAAAGTATTTGATAATACACGTCCTGGTGCAGAAGTTTTAGCATTACTACAAGAGAAAGTGTACAATGGACCACATACAAACATTGTATGTACAAGTGGTTCTAATCCACTTGCAGGTTTAGGTGGTAAAGCAAATGATGGAATGATTTCAGTTGACAGCCAACTGTCAACACCTCCAAAGTTTAAAAACACTGAAAATATTACTATAGAAGCAGGGCACAGTGGAGTTTTGTTAAATAATAGTGTTACAGATTTTTTACAAGAATTAATTGAGAAATAATATGGTAGATACTAAATCTCTTAATAATACATTAGAAGAAGAATTAAGAATTATGCTCGTTGAAAAGAACAACGAAAATAATAATCTTAGAAATCATATAGAATTATTAGAAAGTGCAGTTGCAGAAGAACAGGAACAAAAATATAGATTGCTTGTTGAGGTTGCAGATCTTAAAAAAGCATTAAAAAAACTTTAAGTAATATGATCTTCAGGTGAATCAACACTTGGGTCAATTCCTTTTCCTTGTATTTCTTCCAAAGCCAATCTTTTGGCTTCTTTCAATTCTGTTGTTAATTGTGCCCAAGTTAAAGTACTTCCTTCACTAGGCTTATAATTAAAATTAACCCAATCTGGAGTTGAGAATAATTCTGCTTCAAATAGTCTTCTGTCTGTATAGTCTTGTCTTACTGAAGCAGTCGCATTAGGTGATATAGATCCTGATCTCCATTTCATTATCATTGCTCCAACACGGTTATAGTTTCCTGCATTTAATTGTCTTAATACAGAACTACCAGCAAAATTACTTGACCCAACATGACTTATAAAACTAACTAATGCTATAAATTGGAAATCGCTTATAACGACTTTTACAAGTTGTTTAATAGTATTTTCTGCGCCTTTTGCCTGAGACATAGCAGTAAGATTTATACCAACAGGTCCAATACCATTAGAAAAATCTATAACTTTATTTCCTTTGTCATCTACAAGTATAACAGACGGCCCGTCTATTACAGGTGTTATACCTTGTTGTTTAAGATTAGCAACAACATTAGTAAATAAATCCTTATTAGTAATACCTGAATTACTACCAGGTTCACCAGCCGCCGCCGCTGATGTATTTTTTATAACATCTTGAATAGACGATAATGTATAATCATTTTGTAACTGGTTTGCAAGATTAGAGAAGTCTTTTAAATCCCCTGCACTTAATCCAGCGGCCGCAAATGCATCATTTATTGCTCCATTGGCCATTGATTCCATTTGTGCGGGTAAGGCCTTAACATCGTCAACCATTGTCATAACATTATTGATATCCATTTGTAATTGTTTTTTTAATGCTTGAGCTTCTGTTAGTATCTTTTGAGGGCCAATAATTTTATCTCCAAATGCATTTGACATCATAACTCTTATTGGAGGGATGACTGATAAAAGCATTGCCTGTACGTCCATGTAACCCTGTATTTCTTCTATCTGCTTCATTATAGGATCACTAAAATTACTAATTTTATCTTTTATAGGTCCAATTATATCATTTATAGGACCTGTAATTTTGTCCATTAAGGATTTCTTTTCTACTTCTGCTCTTGCCTCTTTTACCTTATCTTGTGCCGCTTTCTGCTCTGCTGTAATTTGACTTGCTTTTTGTTGTGCATCTGCTGAACCCTTTTCAAAATCAACTGCGGGTGTGGGATTATGTCCTTGTGTTTCTGCCATGTTATCCTCCGTTGTACCCGTCTGGAGTATCAGAATCTGTTGGTCCTAAATCGTCGTCGTACTCCCCTTCCGACATAGAGTTTGCATTATGTGTTAGTGCATCAGATACAGCATGATTACGATATGGTTCTGCTGTGGGCATTGTTGACACTATAGATTTAATTGCTGGTGCCTTTTTCCTACCAGATGCATTTTCTAATGTTGTATTTGGCATAATTTCTTCTGGACCGTTTGACATTGTTGCAGTAAAGTCACTTGTTGATTTAGAGCTCATATCAAAACCAAAATCAGGCATATCAGAGGACCAGTCGTCATGTTTTCTAGTTGTTATTTGATTTGCTGTCAGAGCCGGTGTTGCTGGTAATGAAGGTATGCCGCCAGGTGAGTTTAGTAATACAGGAAGTCCTGCTAAACTGATAGGTGCAGGACTTGTTAAATTAATACCTATAGTAGAATCTAAATGTATTCCTCCTAATGCTGATAAGGCTCTAATTCCTCCAGCACCTGCGAATAAATCTAATCCTGTTGTTCCCCCTGTTATTGCCGTACGGCCAGCGGAACTAATATCAATATCTCCAGCACTTGATGTAAGTTGGGCACTTTGGGCAGAAAAAATGCTTGTTTGTGCTACACTTTCCATTCTTAAATTTCCACCGTAACCAAGCGGAACAATTCCAGGCTGTGGTGGAGGTCCAACATGTTGGTCTCCTCCTCCGGTTGCAGTATCACCAGCGGCTTTTAAACTTAGATCACCACCTGCTTCTATATTTACATTTCTATCTGCTCTTAAATTAAAATCACCTTTTGCTCTAATATCAACAGATCCTTCTGCAAATAATGTTATACCACCTGCTTTATTCAACTCCATCCAGGCTTTACCGTCTTTGTTTATAAAATATATTATACCTTCATTGTCGTCAAGTAGTATTTGATTACCGCCACCTGTTCTTATTCTTATATTTTTACTATTACCGTCTATGTCTCCGTCATCCATAACAAATTGATGCCCGGCTCCCCTATCTCCCGCAAATACAGTATCTGCTCTATAGTTTCCTGGTGTTAAGACACCGAATACACTACTAGGAGATTCTCTTCTAGAAGTACTTGAAGATGCCCCTCTTATACCATCCCCTATTAGTCCTTGATTATATATTGCCTTAGCATGATCTAAATGTGCTGGTCTTTGTGCGTCAAGACCGTTATCTGGGTTTTCGTTATCAAATTTATTTTTTTCACCTACCGGTAGTTTAAATCCAAATTTATTATAGTTACCAACATGTCCTGCTACGCCAGGTACCATATGTGCTCTGTCTTCTGGGAATAAACAACCCATTATAATACCGTATTTTAAATTTGCTTGTCCAAATGCAACTAAAACTTGTGTTCCTTTATCAGGAGGCGTCATCCATAGACCATAAGACTTTAAACTGCCTCTGTAATCTTTTTTCTGATTAACAGATTCGTCAGCATAGTTTGTACCACCAGCAAAGGGTGAGGACATAATGCAATTAAATGTAGCAGATTTCCTATCACCATCTTCTTTGGATTTGTGTAATTCAGCAATATATACTTTAACTCTTCCATTAAAATCCGGATCGGATGTTTCTACGATTTCTCCTATAAATATCCTATTTGTTACAACGTCAAACAATCCCATAATTAATCATCCGCTTGTAAGTTTTGCCCCATAGGATTAGTTCCGTAATAAGGCCGGGTATCATCAGTAGTAGTATCGTCATCATCTCCGAATGTATAAAAGGTTACCAGATCACCTGGACTTGCATAAATTTTTCTACCATTCTCTACTAGTTTCCATTTCTTAGTGTATATATCAAATTTAATCTCTTCACCATATTTGTTAAACATTCCTTTATTAACATTAACATCAAAGATGTCTTCGACCTGATATTGTTTAGCAGAGTCAACATAATAAAATTGATACCTTTCATTTATTTCAGAACCATCTTTGTTAAAGAATGCCGCATTATCATCTATGTGTGGTCTATAACTAGGATGATCAATATCTCTTTCTCCTGCTGGTACATCAGACTGTGTTGGGGAATCAGCATTTGCTCCTGGGTTTGCCATATCGTCGAGTAATGCTTGTATCTCTTCTGGCGGTTTATCGTAATTTGAATGATTAGAATTACTTTGATTATCAGGATCATCCCACTTTCTTTCGGTCTTCTTGATCATCTCAATTTTGCTCATCTCATATTTACTATTAAAAAACATATTTAAGTCTTGTGTAAACAGACCTTCACTGAATTTGGATATACTTCCAGTTACTTGATAAACTCCGCTCATTGTATAATTTAAATTACCGTAATCAAATAATCCTGTGTTATTATCTTCGTCTTCAAGATTATTATCTAAACGTCTAGGTGCCTCCATCACAAACAATATGTCATGTGTTTTCTTTACCCAGTCAGCACCATTTACTTTTTCTCTGCTTTGTCCATAAAAACAGTCGGTCCCTAACCAATATGGGTCTCCCCTTATCGACATGTCAATTTGTAAATGTGATCTAGCATTAGTTGCCTGCCTCATTAAATGACTCATTGTAGTAGGTCTTATAGAATCCATTTCAATAGGTGCTTCTTTAACTGTATCTTCTACATCAACAACTTCCAGTCTAGGTTTGAGAGTTTGCTTTCTTGCTTCGTCTATTGCCGCTTCACTGTCTTGCTGAAATCTTAAGTCTGCCATTTGTTTAGCATCTTGCCCTTCTAGTCCTAATACTAATTCAGAAGCATATATGTATTTGGCACCACTGGCACCATAATCTAGTACTAGTGTTGAAATTGGATTTTCTTCGTCACCTTGTTGAGGAGCCGTTGCCGCTTGGCCTTCTGGAGTCATGCTGTAACCTGATAACAATGCGCCACCTATTTCTTCTACGGATAATGCTGAGGCCAAATCTTTCATTAGTAGTTGGTCTTCATATCGCCAACCTGCCGAACCTCTTACTCCAGTTCCATTTGCATTTTTTTCATTTATAAGTCGTTTTACTTCTTCGTCAGAATACCCAACATATTCTGCAAAATTTGTTAAATCACCATCACTAAGTTCACTTAATGAATCCAATATACCAGATGCTTTCTTTGTTTGTTCCATCTGATCACCAACACCCTTTGCATTGTTAGTATTTTTATTTGCTTGGTCTTCACTTAAAGAAGATGACGTTGCTATAATACTTTGCTGTGCATAACTAGGCCTTGAAAAAGTTGGTATTTGTATAGCAAACGCCTCATCAAAATTAAAATCTATTCCTACAACTTGATCATTTAATCCTGTAAAACTATAATAGTATTCCTTTTGTATGCCTAATTCATTCATGAGTCTTGTAATTAATTCCATATCAGGATTCACAACGTTTTCAAATTCTTCTCTGAATACCATCATGTTAGGACTACTATTATAACTCAACACAGGTCTTACATAAAAGTATTCATCATAAACACCTTTTTCTTCATCATATCCATCATCACTATAATCATAATAATGATTCGTGTCTAAAGTAAGCCATCTTACATATGATGAATCAACTACCTCGGCTCTATCTGTTGATCCGGGATTCTTTACTTTTATTGCTTTATTAACAAAATCTTCACTTAAAGATAATACTAGATACATGGCATCTTTAAGATGTGTACCTGTTGGTAAACGTATTTCTATAATAGGGTCTGTATATGTTTGCTTTCCGTCCACTACTGTATATTTAGAATGCATAGATACATCTGCAGAAGCACCACCCACTGAGATAGTATGTTCTATAGATGCTGTGCCTTCATCTGGATTTGCCATCATTTGTAAATTTCCATCTGCATCAAGGTATTG